AAGGGATAAGTCTCTAGTTCTAGAATCAGTTATAATCCTGTCTCTATCTGCAGTGAACCATTGAGATATAGTGTATCTAGCACCTCTTCTAACGGGATATACACCATGTTTTAGGTCTACTCCTCTAAATACTACCCCTGTTCCTAATACGGGGGTTATAATCTCACCACTTGGCCCCTCATCGGGAAAATAAGTCTCACCACCTTGGAAGGATTCATGACCATTTATATAAAGAATAACAGTCCATTCTCTACTTAGTCCGTCCTTTTTAACGTTATCGTTTCTTAAATCGACATCAGATAATTCATCTGTATGTGGTTCTTGAACACCACCTATATCCCACTCATTAAGTGCAACCATTTCGGGATATACTCTTTCACCTGTATTTTTGTATATCTCACCAATAACGTCAAAAGATAGTCTATTAAAGATATCTCGAACCCATTGAGTGTGAATATGCAATATGTTTATTGCAGTGTAATCTGACCCGTCTCCGACTGTTTTAAGATGCGAGTGTTTCTTCAGATACAGAATCAGTTCTTTCGATTCCTTCTCCGTTATCAGATTCGGAAGTAGTAAGACCTTCTCGTTCTTGTATTGCTCTTGCGTATGCAATTCTTGTTTCATAATCAATTCTCTTTTTTCTCTCTTTTGGTCGTGATTTTAATGCACGTTCCAGTTTAAGTCTAGATGCACGTTGTAGGAATAGTATTCCATTTAAATGGTCACATTCATGTTGAACACACCTTGCACCTAAACCAGTTAAGTGTATTATGTGTTCTTCACCCTGTGCATCTTGATATTTAAGTTCTATCTCTTTTGACCTTTTTATCATTAGATAAATGTCGGGGAAGGATAGACAACCCTCTTTCATTAAATCAGTTTCTTGAGATGCTTTAGTAATCTCGGGATTAAAAAATGCTTTAGTTCCACTATCTGCAGTTTTCATTACAAAAATTCTGTAGTTCAATCCAACTTGATTTGCAGATAATCCTATACCACCAAATTGTTCCATAGCAGCTGCCATGTTGAATTCTATCTCTTCGGGGTCTTCGGGTGGGTTCTCGAAATCAAATTCGGGTGGTGGTGTTCGTAAGACCTTTGAGGCCTCTTCTATCAATTCTAACATTATTTAAAGTTTACCTCGGTATTTACTTTCACATTTACATCTACTTCAAAAACCTTCATTGACTCTGATATAGATTGAGTAATAAGTTTTTTAGCACTCTCTACTAACTCTGTAATTTTATTTATAAACCAATTCCACAATGCAGTTAGTTTACCTTTTATCCAGTTCCATATGTCTTTGAGTTTGTCTACGAATTTGTTCTCTGAGATTACACCTTCGTTTAATTGATTCTTTACTTGTTCGACTTGTTCATTCGCAGATTTTTTGAGTTCACCATGTCTGTCTAATAGTGCATCTGCTGATACTCTAATTGCTTGATAAAAATTATAACCCGCCTTTTCTCCACCTTTTTTATATGAGTTGGATTTTAAATCTGCACGCATTGTCATTTTCTTTGCAGTTGCAGATGCAAAAGATTTATCAATTGGTATTTGTTTGATTCTGTCCATTCTATAATCCCAAATAACCATATGTGTTGCAATACCACTAGTGTCACCACTTCCCTGTTTCATTGCATTACCACCGAACTTTTCATAACCTGTCATAGCTTCAAATGCAAATGCACCACCAACTTCGGGATTATTAAATGCCTTTGCAAATAATTTATTGATATCACCTTTGAGTTTTTCCTGTTTTTCAACAATCTTTTTAGCTTCTGAATTACCACTTTCGATTGCTTGTTCGGGTGTCATTTTTTTAAGATTACCAGCATTAACTTTAGCACCAACTGTTCTAGTGTTATCCACAAAAACATCAACAGCTTCTATCAATTGACTTTTTAAGTCTTCACTTGTCTTAACCATTTCTAATGCAGCCAATACAGTTGCCTTTGACTCTGCCTTTTTACCCGACATTAATTGTGCCTTTGGGCCTTTGACTGAAGAAGGTTTTCCACCAATTAAAATATCTGCCTTTGAGGTGTCAACACCTTTACCAGTGGTATCTTTCCAAAATGCACTTAATCCTTTTTTACTTTGACCAGCACCTGCGTCGTGTTTACCACTTGGAAGTTTTGCATTACACACTTGTGCAAAGTCATACAGAATATCCATTTTCTCTTCTGTTGTCTTTACTTTATGTGTTGCAAATAGTTTGTTTGGTGTTTTAAGAAAACCAGTGACATACTCGTCTTTGGTCATTTTCTCTATGAATTTATCCTTTGGTAATTTTGCATTTTGAAGACATGCAACTATCACACCTTCGAACTTTGTTGAGGCGTCTGTTCCCTCACTAAGTGTAGGTGTATACTTAGGTAAGTCTAGTTTGACTTCTTCTATTGGATTAGTGACTTCTGAGAATGATTTCATATTACTATTTATATTATTCTGCAATTCTCGAGAAGTTTTTGTGTTTCTCAAACCTAATAACGTCATTAAATTTATCATATAGTGCTTCTCCTTTATGAGATATGATAAATGCATTCGTCTTTTCTGTCAAGCTGTTTAATAGTTTTAAGAAATCGTCTGTTCCTTGTGTGTCCAATGACGAATCAAAAACTTCGTCTAATATCAATAGGTTAGTGTTAACACTGTTCTTCATTCTTGCAACACTTCTCCATGTGAATAATAGTGCAAGGTCAATTCTCATCTTCTCACCTTGAGAGAAGTTATCGTATTTGAATACGTCTCTGAATCTTGACTTGATTGTTTCTTCAAACTTTTCATTAAGTTCAAACCCAACATAGAATTCTAATTGTGCAAGATACTTGTTAATTAGTTTATTCATGATTGGAACATACTGTTTGATAATCTTCTGTCTTACACCTTGGTCACGTAATAACACTTGTGCAATTTCATAGTAGTGTTGTTGGTCAACTAATGACTCTTTCTTTGCATGTAGAATGTTTAGTTTGTCTTCACTGTCGTCTATTCTACTCTGAACGTCTCCATTACCCTGTCCTTCTTTTTTAAGTTCTTCTATTTCTTTTTGAATCTTTTGGACAAACTTCTGATTGGATACAACTTCTGTTTGTAGAATACCAACTTCCTTTTGAACTTTAGTTATTTGGTCTTGGATTCCGTTGATTTCTTGGATTCGGGTATTAAGGTCTTCGACTTGTTCATCAAGTGTTGCAATCGCCTCCTTGATTTCTGAGATTTTAGTCTGTTTCTCCTCAATGTGCTTCTTCTTATGTTCATGGTCTAATCCCTGTTTGCATGTTGGACAATCGTCATTGTTTTCATAGAACTCAATGTCTTTAAGTGCTTTCTTTCTAGCATTTTCAAGTCCAGCTTCCATGTCGACAACTTGTTTGAGTCTAGTTTCTTTCGAATCTTTATCACTGATACTGGTTGTTTTCTCCACCACATTTTTCGTCTTTTCATCTATGTCTCCTAAAAGGTTATTAATATTCTCTTGAGTTTCATCAACAGTAGATTCATATTTTAGGATTTTCGATTCACGATTTTCACGAAGTGCATTAAGTTGTTCATTCAGTCCGTTAATTCTTTCTTCAAGTAAGTCGATTTCATGATTATTCTCTCTAACCTCAACAGTATGGTTAGAAATCTTTTTCTTAAGGATATCACCCATTGTAGAAAAGATTGATATATCCAAAAGGTCTTCCACGAGTTTACGTCTTTCAGTTGCCTTTAATTGCATGAAAGGAGTAAAGTTTGCTGACCCGAGGATTGCAACTTGAGTAAAGGAACGATAACTCATTTTGAGTATGTTCTTTTCTAAGTGTTCTTGATAGTCTCTGACTGTTGCGTCTTGATTGACGAATACGTCATTAACATAGAGTTCGAATTTGTTTGGTTTTGCACCCCTAATGACCTTATATTCTTTTTTACCAATAGAAAACTCCACCTCAACCCAAAGGTTTCCACCATTGATAGAGTTGATTAGAAGGTCTTTTTTGAGGTTTCTGAATCCCTTTCCATACATACCGAAACATAATGCATCAAGTAATGTAGATTTACCAGCACCATTATCACCTAAGATAAGTGTTGTTTGGTGTTGGTCTAATTGTATTTCAGTAAATTTATTTCCACTGGATAGTAAGTTCTTATATCTTACTTTCTTAAAATTTATCATAGATAGTTATGTTCGTCTAAAGCCTCATTGTATAGTGACGACATGAGTTCTGAAAGTGGTTTTTTCTTTCCTTGTATTTCTAACCCGTCAATATAGTTGTTTAATATAGTTAAAGTGTCTTCGATATCTTCTATATCATCGTCACCATAGAAATCCATGTGTTTGTTGTCGTCCACTACTGCAACATGTAATGGATTACTTGCATGTAGTTTATCTAAGAATGTATCAAACCAATATGGATTTTCTTTGTTCACTACTATAACTTTTACAAACTTTCCAGTGTATTTTGAATAGTCTTGATTTGAAATTGTTTCGAATGTTTCTTTTTCGTCATCATAGAATGACTTTTCGAACATAGTAATTGGATTTAAAATTGGGGTAAGTTCTTGTGTATCAGTATCAAAGATATGAAAGTATTTGTTATCTCCATAGTCTGACCATGTAAATTGCATTTGAGACCCAAGATATCTGATATTTGCAAATTCAGATTTTTGGTGGAAATGACCACTCAAAACTGTTTCAAATCTTTTTACATAAGAATGGTCTAGTCCGTGTTGACACGTCATGCCTGGCATCATTAATGCACCTTCAAATTCGAAGTGTCCCATACACCAACTTGCATTTGCACTCATTAAAAAGTCAACTGCATCTGCATAGTTCTCGGGATTAATCCATGGAGACAATGCAATGTTAAATCCGTCATACTCTTTAACTTCATGTTCTACAATAACATTTACATTTGGTTGATTGTATAAAAGAAGTTCGGGTGCATTCACCTCATTTGTATTCTTATAATAAGTATCATGATTACCTAGGATTAAATCCATAGTAATACCTCTCTCATTCATAGGGTCAATGAAGTGTTTGATATTTGCTTTCATAGAGGAGAAGTTTATATACTTTCTTCTATCAAAGTAATCACCTAGGTGAATGATATGATTTATATCATTTTCATCTAAGTATGGAAAGAAGACTTCATTATAAAATCTTCCTTGATAGTCTGACATGGCTTCCATGTCACCACGGACACCACAATGGGTATCATTTAGCAACGCTATTTTCATTCAGTGAATTTTTCTAAGTTAGTTGATTTTTTTACTTTTTTTGTTCTTGACTTACGTGGTTCGTATTCGACCCTATTCATATTTTCTTGCATCCATTCCACGTTGGTGTTGGTCAAGGTTGGGTCATGTATTCCATCGATTGTATCAAATGCACTTGTTATCATTCCAGCAGCGTCTGTTGCTTGTTGTTTAATGAAGACTTGTTTTTTCTCCTTTTGGATTCTTCTGAGGAAGGCATAATAACAAATTTGTGTTATGTATGCAAATGCGTTAGTTGATTTCTCGGGGTTGAAATTTCCGATATACTGAATACAATTTTCAATTGCATCACATATCATTTCATCTCTGTATGTGTAGTTGATAAAATTAGGACGAGTCGATAATCGAGTCGCAATCTTATAGATACATTCACCAATGTATTCTGTCATTTGAGGTTTAGACTTACCTTTCTCTTCTGCAAGTTTACATGCAATGTTAAACTCGGAGACTGCAGCTGTAAACTCTTTATTGTTTACGTAATGCTCTGCCTTTTTGGGGTCTTTTTTAGTAGTCATGTATCTATTATACACCAAATACGTTATTTTGTAAGAGGGTTTTAAGTATTTATTTTTTTAATTTATTTACCAAAACCCACTAGACAAATGGGAAAAGTATGATAAAATAAATATGTTGCTGCGTTGGAATATACTAATAAGGGATTAAGTGTAAGTTATAACTCTACTCTTTACAGGATTATTGATTGCACGACTCATTCTATCGATATCACCAACGGCAAGTTCAAACATACACCAACCTAAAACTGTATATACTATATAGTGTTTCATATGAACTGGTTTATTGTCCAAAAGGACAACAACATAAAACCGAAAACGAGGACTTGCACGACTGACATCACTGCAACCTGTTTCATTGGGTGAACTTCTTCTATCTTATCTAAAACGGACACATCAGGAGAGAGATTTACGTATTGTAAGATTTTCTCTTCTTTCACTTTAGTTCTACCTCTATAAACTTACCAATCATATTAATTTGTGCATCAGTTAACATTCCTGCTTGAGACCACATCGTGGAACTCATTGCACCGACCTCACCTCTATTCTTATAAGTGTTAAGTCTGTCAACTATGTAATCTGAACTTTGACCAGCAAGTTTTGGGAAGACTGCCATACCTTGACCTTCTGCACCATGACATGCGGCACAACCACTCCATAGACTTCTGATATCACTGAACTCATCTAAGTTTGCAAGAGCTTGTTTTGCTTTGAGTATGTCTACACTTGTTCCGTTCAATGCAACATAGTCAACATAACACTGACCAGTGCATGAAGTATTACTACTATATCCACTGTATTCTAAGTTTGGGTATACTTTAAGTGTAAAGAAGGTTGCTATTACTAAACAACCGATTAATGTCATTCCTAATTCTCTCATTATTATATTCCTGTTATTGATATTACAGACACTAAGAAGACAGCCACAAGTGTGCTTATCTCCAAAGTGTCTCTAAGTTTGTGTTTCATTAAAACATTCTCATCGATGATGCATAAAACATTATGATGAATGGTAGTAAAAATGGAAGAGTCATCAGCACTAGAAATTCGATAGTTTCAACAATGCTCTTTTTAGTCTTTCGACTTGCATGGTTAATTTCTCTAGCTTTTCGCACCATGCTCTTCGCAAATAAAGTTGCTGTGGTCATGGTTTTCCTAAAATTAAGTTATAAGTATTTTGTATAATGCGATATAAATCTAAATTATACGCATTTATTTAGACAAACTAAAAGTCTAATGAATTTTCTTGGGGTCGATTGGTTTTATTGAGGATTCAAAATCACTCTCAACAATTTCTTCAAAGTATTCATCAAATAAATCTTCTTCAGATACATTCTCTAAAATAGAGTCAACTGCCTTTTTCATATAATCTTTACTAATTTTCTTTAAATCATTTGTTAATGGGATAGATTTAGATTCTACCATTTTTAACCAGTTTGCAGAGGCTTCATCATAAAAGGGAATAAACTGTTGATTCATACTACTTCTATGCAAGACTTGGTCAAAAGGAATTTTGACAATAGGGTCTTCACTCATGGGTGCATAAGGATAGAAGGTTGCAAGTGTTGAATTGACTGGTTGTTGAACTGATAAATGACATATCATAGGTAGTGTGATTTCTATACCTTCAGCAGAGTCTCTTACCATTCCCACAAACTCAGCACCAGTTTTAAGTTTTATAACTTCGTATTTCTGTTCTTTAATTAAGTCTGAAGGTCTTGTCATTTTAAATCAAATTGTTGTATGTTGTAGGAAAAGTTCTCCTCGTTGTATATATTTATACGTTCTTTAAGGTGGTTGAGAGTGTAGTTATCACATTGCAAATCATCTGCAATATCAAATAATCTCATCTCAGTCTTCCCAGTGGTCTTTCTTAGACCTCTACCAATTGACTGCAAGTTTCTTATTCTAGATTTAGAGGGACTTGCAAACACAACGTTGTCGATTTTTTTAATATTAATTCCTGTAGAAAAAGTTCCGTATGATGCTAGTATGACATTATTTTTTTTCTTCCTTGGATTGTCGACTATCTCTCTAACTGTTTCTCTATCTTCCGTGTCGGTTCCACCATGAACATAATGTAAAGTTCCATTCATTCTACTAACCATAGGATTGAACATTTCCCATAATGGTTGTCCATGTTTTTCTATGTATTGAAATAACACGAGTGTATTACCTCTCAGAGAACCAACAAGATTGGTTATAAATTGGTTCCTACTATCACAACTTACCAAGTAATCCATTTCATCTTGGTATGACATTTTTTTCTGTTTTGTATGACGAAGTATGACACAATCAATTTTCAAATTTGCAATTGTTCCCGAATCCATGAGTTCTTTTGAAGTTATGACCTTTTTGACTGGGCCGAACAAACCTTCTAATTGAAGTCTATGAACCTCTGACCCGTCCAAAGTTCCTGTAGTTCCAATACGAATTGCAGTGGTCTTCATCTTCTCCAAGATACCTTTAAGTGTTTGTGCTTTGAATAAGTGTGCTTCGTCACCAATGACAACATCAAAAGACTCTAGCACCTCCTTTGGAGCTTTTGCGAATGATTGCCATGTGGTGACTGTAATAGGTGAATCAAAAACTTCTTGTCCGTGGTATATTTTACAGACTGGTTCTGTATAACCATAATCTACAAAGTCTTTGGTTAACTGTTCCACAAGAGAAGTGGTTGGAACTATAACAATAGTTTTCTTATCATAGTATCGTGCAAGTAAGTATATGATTAATGACTTACCACTTGCAGTTGGAGACAATAGTAATTGTCTTCCATATTTTATAGTTTCATTGAAGGCTTCTATTTGATAATCTCTAGGTTCAAAAGGAAGTTTTAAATCAGCTAACCATTCTTGACTACACTTCTCTGTAGTTTTTTCCCCTATAACATCTTCAATACCACCAAACTCAAATCCACGTTCTCTACAAAATTCATCTACATATGGAAGTAATCCTATGTATATCTTTTTAGTTTTTAAAGAAAATAATCTTACCTTCCCGTCCCAAAATTTATTTCGGTATGAAGGCATGAACTTTGCATTTGGAACTGTATATGAGAAAAAGTCGTATAAGTCTCTTGCAAGACCATCGTCACAATCGACTTTCATAAAGACATCATCTATCTTCGAAACTTTAACCATTTTATTTAAAAGGATAACCCAATAACCACCCTACTAGTGATTCCCGTGTCCCCCTTGTGACTGGTGTGACTTGGTGATGAACGTCTGAAGGAAATACGATAATACTACCTTTAGTTTTTGCACTGAATGGTGCAGATTGCTTAATGTTGTCTAAATAAATTGTATTATCTATAGACCTTAAATTATCAAAAGAACCGCCAGGTTCTAACCATTCGAACCTCCCACCCTCATAATCATCAGGGTCGGATAACTGAATAGTTATACTCAACTTACGCACCATTCCAGTTTTTTCACAATGTATGTTTCCTACTGGGCCACTGTCTGTATGCCAAGTATAGAAATCACCACCACCTAAATGTGGTCTGTTTGTATAATTTGTAAATTGAAAATTTTCAAAGTGACTAAATTCCCATAACCAATGATTCTCTACACTTGCATATTGTATTGCAGTTGCAAGTTTTTCATGAAATTTTTGTGGTAAGTGGTGTTCTTCCATCCACTTGACTTGAGACATTCTAATATCACTAACCTCTGCACCACCCTGTTGTTCTTCTCCATCAGGGTCAAAACTATTACCACCAACTCTACCACCATGCCATTCTAGTTTACTAGCAACTGCAAGTATTTCTTTTACTTCTGTCTCATTAAAGAATGATTCTGCAATCCAAACATGTTTGTCGTAATTCATTAAGAACCTGCCATGAATTTTCTCCAATCGATTGTATTCTTAATCGTTTGGTGTCTCCAAGTAATGTTAGTCATACACTCTTTGAGATAATCTATTGTGACTTTTAAATACTCAATTTTTGCATTGAGTTCTTGTATATCTGTATCTGAATTATAGAATAATTGTAAGTCATTTTTCATAATCTTTAATCCGTCTAAAGGGTCATCATTCCAACCAAGTTCTTTTATTTGGTCTTCTGACATTTTTCCGTTATACCATAACCATTTATTTTTTAATAGTGTATCGTATTTGAATTGGTATTGTTTCATAACAAGAATCTTACTTGTTAGTAAGTCTTGATATTTTGCATGTAGTTTAGGGATTTCTAAAGAAGACTTATCAAGTTCGATATCGTCTATTTCACAATCCTTTTCCCACTGGCTCTTAATTTCATCTAATGTCATAATATACTATTATACCATATTTATGGTATTTTAGGAAGTGGATTCTATATCGTAATATGTAAATCTAAACTCTACAGTTGCAACCACGGCTTCTGTTTCTGCACCACTTTGTAGGTCTATACCACTCAATGATATAGGGAATGCATCATGGAATCTGAAGAATTTATTTGGTATGTTTTTATTAGTATTAACTACTATTGTAATGTCTGAATACTGTGCAAGGTCATTAGTGATATCACTATATTGACCTGTTGCAGTCTTTTCAGTCCCAGTAAAGTTTGCAAATGCACTTGGGTCTGACACTGGAACGATTGCGTTCATCCAGTCATACATTTCTTTGAAGTTAGACAAATCTTCGTCAACTAAGAATGATACACTTAGTGATTCAAATGACACTTTATCGCCTGGGAAAAATGCATCTAATCCAACACCAGCTGCACTGACTGTTTCAGTGAATGATAAGCCTGGAATATTTACTGATTGAATGTAGTATTCCACTGTAGGAACTTTATCAATTAGTAATCTAAAGTTATTCTTATTGAGTATTGATTTGTTAATTTCAGTCATTTAGTTTTAAAACTCTCTTATTTGTTGAAGTGTCGAAGTAATCATTACCTCTATACTCTCTAGTGACTACCTCTTCACAAAGGTATCCGTCTTTTTCATACAGTGTGGTAATTTTTCTGTGTATTATACCATCTGTTGTTTCTTCCCCATTAGGGAACGCTTTAGTTGACCAAGGGCCTTCTAAAACTTTCACTGTTCTTTCATAATCTGTCATAGTTTTTCCTTCTAAAGGGGGTGAATAATTCCACCCCACAATACTATTTATAGTTATTTTTCATTAACAAACTCATTCAATTCAGATGCAACGGCAATAATATCCTGTGCATTGATTGATGTAGTAAGTAATGGTTTCTTATCATCAGGGTGATTATCGTTGTGGGTGTAAACCGCATCGTTTTTCCTTTGTAAGTTTTCTATTAGTATAGACTGAGCCATACTTAGTAAGTCGGCTCGTATTTCATAACCTGATTTTCCATTTGACATAATTTCCTCCTGTGTGTGTGTTTATGTCTGTATCATCATTGATACCTTATATTTAGGTTGACAATAACACTCACTTTTTGGTATACTAGTAAGGTAGGAAATCGAGACGGAAGTAAGTTGGTTGTGAGAGGTTGTTCCGTATAGAAAAGGTGTTCCACACTGTTAAAGTCAATTAAGACGTGGCATATAATCGTGAGGTGTGGATAGAAACCGAACAGAGAAGCACTTGAAATTTTTGACGAATTGGAATAGTGTGGTAAACGAATTTCTTTATGGTGCCGAGCTATGCACCTAGATAAAATTGGGGTAAGGCCTCACTAGAAGGACACGCTGTAAAGAATAGGGTATTCCCTAGACATTGAACGATTGAAGTCATTAAACAAAAAAAAAGGTCTCGTGAGAGACCTTTTTAGTATTCCGATTAAGGAATGAGACTTTCGTCTTACAGAATGTTTGACACTGCAAATTTTCTGTAGTATTGGTTTGTTCCTGCTGAAGCAAGTCCGTCTGAAGGTGTAGCACCGACAAAAGGATTTGACACCATACCATATCTAGTTTTGAAACCGATTTTTGGTTGGAACGTATTCTCACCAACTGCACGAACCATTTGTAATGGAACGTAAGGGCAATAGAATAAACCAGCGTCATAAGGGTTTGAACCTCTATAACCAACTGTTAAGTAGTCTGAACCAGCATATGGGTCAACGTATACTTTAACTCTTCCGTTTAATACACCAGCAAAAGTATTACCAGTATCATCAACGTTTAAGTTGGTTGAAAGAGCAGGTGCGTAATCTAATACACCAGCCATTGACAATGCTGAAGCTACGTCTGAAGAACATAGAATAAAGTTTCCTTTACCCCTTCTTGTTTCTTTAGCAATAACATTTGATTCTCTTTCGATTTGGAACAATAGTCCTTTGAACTTTTCTACAGACCATCTTCCGTTAGCATCAACGTCTAAGTTAAATGTTCCACCAACTGCAGTTGCTGACGCACCTGTTTTAGCTTGGTTGTTAACACTTCTTACAACTTCTCTGTTGATTTCTGCTAATATTTCTGATGATAATATATTTGCAAGTTCTGATTCTGCATCAAGGCCGTGGATTGCTTTAAGGTCTTGTGCAAGTTCTAATGAATATTCCGCTTTTAGTGCTCTTGACTTTGCTGTCACTGTAGCTTTCTCGATTGAGAATGCCATTTCAGCAAAATGGTTTCCAGCACCATCACCTAGTGATTCTGCTGAAGCTGTAGACATACCTGTAGAAGTCTGTGACGCATAAGAACCATTGAATGGGTCTCCTGAGTGGTCGCTTCCTACTGAAGTTGATGTTGTTTGAGCAGATGCTGAGTAATCAGTTCTAGCTTCGTTATGTAAAGCTTCTGATGTATTCAGTCTATCAGCGTCAACGTCATCGTTATATCTTGCTTTCATAGCAAAGATAAGTCCAGTTGGGCCGGTCATTGGTTGAACACCGCAAATGTCGTATGCAACGAGATTTGGCATAGCACGTCTTACTAATGAAATCAATATTGGATCCCAGTTAGAAATTCCTGTGCCTGTGGAATTTAAAGGTGCTGCTTCTGCAAGAGTAGCTCTGTCTTCGTTTAGAGCTTTTTCTTGGTTTTCAAGGATAACAGCTGTGACTGCACGTTTGTAGTTATCTTCGATTTTTGGTAAATCGGAGTGTTCTAGAATCGGCGACCACTTATCTTGTAAGTTTTCTGATAAAAACATTGTTTTTAATCTCCTTTAAATTAACCTAATGGTTTAAGTTTTGATAATGCCTCTGAATATCTAGCAATTGAAGGTTCTAGAACAGGTTCTTTCTCTTCTGAGATTTCTCCAGTTCCTTCTTCAACTATAGTGTCTTCAGAGATGGATTCACCTTCAACTGGGAAGTAAGCTTCTTTGATTTCTTGAACTTTATCACTAAAGTCTTCGATATCTTTAAAGTCTACACCATTTGATAATGATTCCATTTTCTCTTTTTGTGATTCAGACAAGTCTTTACAGGCTTCTCTTATCACGTCACTTCTCTTAAGTTGGTCGTTCTCTTCAACAATTTCCATGTTTTTAGACACTTCGTTGTCAAGTTTCTCTTCCATCTCATCGAGACGATTTGCGAGTTCATCGATAACGTTATACTTATCTTCAGGAACGTCAACATAATGTTCTACGAACAATGTTTTCAATCCTTCGATAAAGTTTTCAGTCATCTCAGACCTCAAACCTCTTTCTATAGCAAGTTCATTTTCTTTCGTCCATTCATCTGCACAATAAGTAAGATACTTGTCAACAGCTTCCGCAAGGTCACTCTTAACTTTCTCTACTGAGGTTTTTAATTCTTCTGAGTATTGAGACTCAAGTTCTTCTTTGATTTCAGCAACTTTTGAAGTCACTGCAGCTTTGAAGATTGTTTTAGCTTTTTCTTGATTTTCTTCTGAAAGGTCAAGTGCTTCTGAGATTGCAGATAGGTCGTCTTCTACTTCTATCTCTACTAATGAAGATTCGAGTTCTGCAGAAGTTTCTTCGTCAACAGATTCTTCTTTGACTTCTTCTTCTTTCTCGTCTTCTTCTTCGTCTTCATACTTCTCTGCAAATTTAGCAACTTCTGCTTCATTCATAGATTTTAGTGTTTCAACGATTTTTCTAGCGACTTCTGCTTTTGTCAAGGTTTCGTCAACTTCGTCTTCTGATATACTACCAAAAGTTTTTTGAAGTTCTTCTTTAGTCATTTCCTTCATATTGTTGACGATAGCTTTAATGTTCTCCATTTTAGATGTTGTAGCAACATCTTTCTTAGAATCTTCTTCACCTTCTTTGAGTTTATCACCCTTTTCAGGTTTTGATGCACCTTTCTTCTGAGCATCACCTTCGTTAGAAGGTGCTGTTTCAGCTGATTTTACTGATGCAACAGCTTTGTCAACAGGATTTTCTTCAGGTTTGACGACATCTCCCTTTCCGCTTTCGATTTTCTCAGCGTCGGAAGACCCTTGTTTTACAGGCTTCTTGTCACCATCTTCTGCTTTAGCGTTAGGCTGTTGACCTTCCTCTAATGCATCTACAGTTTCTTCAACTGTATCTAGGTTTGTTTCTAACTCTGCCATGTTTTTCTCCTGTTTGAGTTTACTTTTTTATTTATATGTTAAAGACTCTCAACGAACCTTTTCCATGATTTTATAGTGATTTCTTCCAAATTATGTGATTTTCCCGTCTTAATTTCGGTATGCATCTCATCAATTTCTTGAGCAGTAAGTCTACCATGTTGATAAATCCACTCTACACCTTCCATGATTCCGTTAACGAAAGCTTCAGGTGCAGACGGGTCTGCAACAATGTCACCTGCTGTAGCAAGTTGAAAGTCATCTTTTACATATTGAGCACCACCTTTTTGTTCTAGTGAACCAAGTCCACGAGATGATACTCCCAATTTAGCACCATCATCAATCAAATTTCTTACGATTTGACCATTGGGGGTGCTTAAAATCTTTGCACGTCCCACATAGTTATTACCATCTTCTTCTAGTTTGGTAATCATATGTGAAACTTTGTCTAAATTAATTGTAGGGCCTTCAGGGTGTCCTAACTCACCGAATGCTCTATCTTGTTCTACGAATTCTTTGTTATATCTTTTTACTTCTTTCTGCATAACCTCTTTAGGGTATACACGGCCGTTTCTGTTTTTGATTTCGGCTTGCATAAAGACACCTTCAATGAAGTATTCTTTTTGTCCTTTGTCGTTCTCCTCAATTATGATTGGAGAAACACTGTAATTATTAAACTCTGATATTAATTTCATTGAAAATTTCCTCTATGTCTATATTTTCTTCTTCCGACATTGTTTTAATAACTTCCTTCATGGATTTCATTTCTTTCTCAGCAGATTTTAAATCTTTGTATGTTGCACCACCGAAACTTTGTCCGTCTATGTAGACATGAACTTTACCTCGATATTCAGTGTAAGTGATTACTATCTCCTTACCACCTATTTTTACAACACCCCTCTTGAGTTCTTTATGTCCACGAGGCAATTTAAACTTTGCTTCGTTTAACTCAACAGTGATTTCTGCAAAGGATTTCATCAGTTATTCTACTTCACCAGCTGGTTCGTTAACTTTATCCATCCAATCTACTTGCATTTCAACTCTTTTCATATCGATAGATTCTGCAGATTTCTGTTTAATACCAGTAAATACTTGGTCTTTCGCAGTATCTAACTTACCACTCTCAATTGAGTCTACTATTTCTTTTGCAATTTCACTACTCATTTTTAAAATCCTCCGAAGTCATTACTATCACTTCCTTCATTGTCCTCACCACTATCTCCTTCTTTTGAGATTTGTGAGTCTATTAATTTAATGTCTTCTTCCGTCTGTCTTAGAATGTATTTTCTAACATATTCTTTAGAGAAATACTCTCCAACATAGTCGGAAATATTTGAGAGAGTATCTAGTCTCTCTCTTATTATCTCTGCATCTTTCAACTCTGTAAAGTGGTTGTCGGTTGCAAAGTCATACTGAAGAAAATCTTTGATATTATCAAATTCATCTCCAGTTGTGATTTCCTTAAGAACTAATTGTGTCTTAAGAATATCTGTAAAAACTCTTGCAAACTTCTTCTGAAGTCTGTTTGTGAACTTATTAAATTTAAGTTCGTCTCTAGAAATTTCAGACGCACGACCCATATTGAATCCGTTGTCTGCTTCCATTCTAGAGGCAGGGACGTTTAGTGATTGATATAGTTTCTTCTTAAAGTATTCTATATCTGCAATATCATCTAAATTCTGTCCACCAGGCAGTGTAGTAATTTCTGTTCCTCTACCACCTTCTCTACGAGGCAACCAAAAATCTTCCAACATACTCATATGTTTTCTATCGTCTTTGATTTCCCCTGTATCTGCATTGTAAACCAATTTGTTCTTATATCGGTTCATAACGTCTGCAAGATACTGTTCTGCTTTTGCTTTTGGAAGGTTTCCTACGTCAATGTAGAAAATTCTTCTTTCGGGAGCACGTGATATTCTGTAAATAACAAGTGCATCTTCCAACATTGATAACTGATTTGCAGTCTTCAATGCTTTATGCAGATACCCAATGACTACGTTTTTAGTGTAGTCAAGTAATCCCGAAGTTGTATAACATACAGCTTCAGGTGCAATTCTTACAACATGTCCTTCTGTTGCAGTGGATTTATCAAATCCTTTGTCGTTAAAGAGATAGAACTCTTCTATTTTAGAAATTCTATCAATTTTGTCGGCACCCTTTTTCTTCTCAATGTTTCTAACCTTCTTAATTTTAATCGGGTCAACATTTCTTAAGTCAACTAGACCTAATTTAGGTCTTTTTGAGTCAACGACTTTATGGAAGTAAATTCTTCCATCGACATACCATTTTCTGAACAATTCATGAGAGTTCTGATTGAACTTCATTAGAGATAAGATGTGATTAAACTCTTCTTGTATCTTTTTCTTGATACTATCAGAGAGTTTAACGTCTCTGAGGTCGAGTGATACTATCTTATCTGATGTGTCAGATGTGATACACTCATTAACTATGTCTTCGATTGCAGAGTCACACTCTGGCACCAAAGACGTTTCTCGGTATCTTCGAATAAGTTCTGCCTCATTCTTGACACCGCCTTCCATATCGACAAACGACCCATAGGCTGCTCCCGATACAAAACCACTCTGTTGTTCAATGACGGGAGTCCCGTCATCGTCAACTGGTGGGACAAAGGACTTTTGATTCTTGTCCTCTATCGTTCTTAAATCGTCTTTCTTACGATTTATTTCAAACCCTAAAATTTCCATACTAATATTTATACCACCAAAATGTGTGGTAATT